TTACGTTTTACAATAATTATAATTATTGTATTTTTTGGCTGTTGTCAGGCTATGTTGGCAATGTGTCATATTTGCTCCCTAATGATTAGATGTCTTTGGCGGTCGGACTCGTGACCGCTAATTTTTTATAGGAGGCGTTACATGAAACGTATCTTACTTTTTGCCGTATTCTTTTGCCTGATTGCCCTTCCGGGCTTAATGGCGGATGAAAGGGCAAGCTATGCTGTCGATGCGGAACCTGTTTTAATTCAACTTTCGTTGGATGAGGGTTTTGGTATCGGGGAGTTCTTAGGGACTGCGGTTAATTTGTCCAAGATGGATTGCCGTATTTTATCCTTTGAAACTATCCCGTATGAGACAGTAGTGCCAGAAATAAGTTTTATCGGTTTGACAAAGAGCGTTGAATCCGAAAAGACAAGTTTCATTAATTTCAGTCCCGGACAGGGTTTTTCTTGACAGTGAAGGGATCAAAAAAGGCGGGGGTTATCCTCGCCTTTTTTATTTCATTTCAAAAAAATATTCTGATAATCAAAACACCAATGCCGCCAATAATGCCAATGCCAATAAAAGCAGCTCCAGTCAAAAAAAGAATTTTTAATTCCATTTTAGGAAACATAACCGCTTCTTTTTTTGTTATCTTATCAAACTCTAGTGCAATGCACAAAGCTAAGATAATAAGTATACAACCATAAGCAGCCAAAATGCTAGATACCATGACTTTTTCCTCCTTATGTTTGGATCTATTAATTATTAAAATATTATTTTTCCTTATCTAATTTAATTTTTTTCTTCTCCTTTGATATAAGTAAAATATTTTTGACAAACCGTACATTGATGTCCCCCCATCTTACGATTGACGGGATTTGCAGATGGTAATAAACTATGTTTCTTCTTTTCTCCCTCATAACAACTAGGGCAGAATGGCCCGTTACCATTACTATCAAAATAAACGCCATCTTTGAAAAAAAACACTTCGTTCTGTTCTGACTTTAAAGAGTTTATTTCTTCTTGCAATTCTCTGTTTTTATCTAACAACTCCGATATAGAAATTTTTGCTTCAGATAATTCAATACTGAGGTTTGCAATAAGCATTTTGACATCAGCGTCCTTTATTTTTTCATTAAGTTCTTTAAGTTTAGTAACTGTCTCAATAGCGGAATTAATTCCTAAAATAACATCTATCATAATCTTTCCCCCTCTTTTTTATATTCCCCATCCTGCACAAAAAGCATCAAGCCTTGTACGGAAACTTTGAACCTGCCTTTGCGGTATATAATCATTAATAACTCCAGTAAGATGACCGCGGATATCAATAGCTATTAAATATTCTCTTATAATATTGTTTTTGTTATTAAAAAAATCTTTCCACTGGTAAAAGTTGTTTATATTATCATGCAGATTCTTTATGTAGTTTTGTTTTGCTTTTTCATTTAAATTTTTTATTTCATTTTCTCTCTGTAATTCAATATTTCGTATATTTGTTCTTGATGATGAAATTCTGCTTTTTAAAATTTTTATTTGATCAGAAACTTCTATATGTTGCTTGCGTGCTTTTGCCTCAATATTTTTTAACTCAGCCATGCGGTTTTCTTTATTCTGAACAGCTCTTGCTGTCTTGGGGGTACTGTTTTGTAATTCACGATATTCTATAACTGCATCATCTATCATTTTTTGGATAGCTTCAAGTTTAGGCAGGGCATTTAATTGCGTTTCATAGTTCGTAATATTATTTTGTTCTTGTATTATTTTATCGTTAAACGCATCCAGATTTATATCGCTATTTTCAATAATGGGAAGATTAACAAAATCAATGCTTCCTGTTCCAAATGTCCAACTATCTACTATTGCAGTTCGTAAAAAATATTCAAAATTTTCTTGTTGTTTCTTAGATAAACTTAAATAATCTATTCTTTCAATGTTTTGAGAAATACTTAAAAAATAATTTCGTATATTTTCAAACGTCATTTTATTTAATATAAAATCAATGTATTCAATATATCTAATGTTTGTATTTTCATATTTTATATTATCTACCATTGTAGATTTTTCGCTTAAATAGGCCATGTTATGCAACAATGCAATGAAAGCATTTTGCACAGAAGGAACTGTATTGCTGACAATAGGAAAATCAAATTTTTGTGCATATGTCGAATAAGCCAAAAAAATAAAAGTAATAAGAAATATTAATTTTTTCATCATCACTCCTCAATTTGGCGGCTGCTTGCCGCCTTTCCAGTCGTTGCCGGATAAATCGCTGACCACGGCGCGGACTCTGCCTATCGCCTTAAATGTCTCGTCATACGGCAGTTCATCGTTTTTCCGTTCATCAAATAAATGATGCGTGTTATCATAATGCCCGACGTAGCCGATATGAAGTTTGCCGCCCATCCGATAGAGGTAAATGCCGTTGCCACCCCAGCCGGTAGCCTCGAAAATGGCGATGTCGCCTGAGCGGATAATGGGAGCCATGCGGCTGTCGAACGCCACCGCCGCGCGGAGGTCGGTACTGTATTCCATAACACGCATAGGAACAGGGATATAAGTTAAGTCCGGATAATCCCCGGAATTCGCCTTCCGCTCCCTTTCAGGGATTTCTTTTTCGGGGTCAAAGGACAATAGATGTTCTTTGGTCAAAAGAGGGATTTCAAAAACAGTTTTGGCAGGTTTCTCCGGCGCAGTGCTCTCAGGTTCTTGATTCCTGAACATTTCGCCTTCGCCAGTCAGGAACCAATCCGTACTTATACCTTTTTCTTTGAGGGCAATTAGGAGTTTTCCAGGGTTATCTGTTCCATTTTTTTCAATATTCGAAATATACCCATTTGACAAGCCTAAGAATTTTTCTAAGGCTGCCGTAGAAACGTTTAATTGTGTTCGTATTTTTTCTATACTTTTTGCAAAATTCATAGAATTTTTCTTATTTTCTCCTTGACATATTAGAAAAAATCCGACAATAATAAACTATCTGCGGAAGTTTCCACATCCGCAAGTAAAAAATTGCAGGGTTCCAGCCGGACGCGAAAACCCTGCAAACCAAACCAAAACCCGCTTACGCGGGAAGGAGTCCAAGATGGCACAGAAACTAAGTCGTGCAAGGAGAAAAGCGATGGGAATCACAATTACTCCACAGAAGGGCTGCTATATCAACTATATGTTGAGATTACGCAGCATCACTCAAATTGAAGTCGCCGCAAAGGCAGGCTGCAATAATCGTATGGTATCAGATTTTTTGCGTGGACGCAAGAACTCTGAAAAGGTCAAAAAGGCTTTGGCAGAAGTCTTAGGTTACGAATCCTTCGAGAAACTGATAGCAGCAAGCAGAGGGAAGGAAGCGGTATGAGTTATAACAAGTACAAAATATTCCGCAATTTTATGGTCAATGAATTAGGAATAAGCCGCGAGGACATCAAAGAATGGACAATGCAAGCTGTGAGAGAAACCGTAGAAAAAGAGCTTAGAGGCTTTGACATTAAAGAAGTCGCAAGGCTTACGGCAAAATCAATGGTAAGTAACTCTTACACTTCCCAGAGAGCTCTTGAAGAAGCTTTTAAAGAAGTAGTTACGACCGCAATGAAAGAGCAATTTCATTTGAGTATCAAAGTAAAGGAGGCGTAGAAACATGATTATTCTTGGTCCAGACGCCATAGCCGCTTTTACGGAATACAGAGCTTCGTTAAAACAACTTGAAGATGCTTTTAATTTGGCGGGATTGCCTATTACTTTCACTTGCATACTTGATGACTCAAATCAAAAGGTTGTTGAAGTTAGCAAGCAGACACATAACACAATCAGGTACATCTACATCGAAGGAGATAGCCCTGCCCAAGCGATCAAAGATGTGGCTAAAGGGGTGAGGCTATGAAAAAACCTATTCATAAAAAATCGGAGGGAAAAATTATGAGTAAACAGGAATTTATGACCGACAGCATGGGACGGCAAGTCCCAATAAAAATGGTCAAAGAAATCGACATACTGCGGGATCAGGTAGTCCGCCGTATCGCAGACGAGGCAATAAAAATAAAAAGCGTGTTAGGTGAATTTAAGAGCCGCATACGCGATGACATTCTTGCCTTCGTTGAAAAATCAGCCGGAGATTACGGCGTAAAATGGGGCGGGAAAAAAGGAAACATCTCCCTTACCACTTATGACGGACAATTCAAACTGATAATCGCCATGAATGACAACATCACCTTTGACGAGCGTCTGCAAGTTGCCCGCGATTTAATCGGCAAGTGTCTGACCAAATGGAGCAAGGGCGCTCGTGACGAAATTCGCGTGTTGGTAAATGACGCGTTCCAAGTTGACAAGCAAGGGAAAATATCCACGGCTAGGGTTTTGGGTTTGCGCCGTCTTGATATACAAGACGCGGACTGGCAAAAGGCGATGACGGCCATCACCGAGAGCGTTCACATAACGGGAACAAAGCAATATCTGCGGATTTACGAGCGCGACGCCAACGGCGAGTATCAGATGATACCGCTGGACGTGGCGGCTTTGTAGGAGACTGTTATGGGATTCATATTAAGATTAGGCGTCAGCCTTAAAGACAAGGGCGAACAATGGAATTGGGGTTGGCTTATCAGTCTCGGCTATTGTATCAGGGAGGTGGCGTTGAAGCATGGAAAAATTAAATAGTCAGGAACGGATATTTGAGATTATCCGTCTGTTATGCGACAACCACGTTTCAGGGCTTACCAACAAAGAACTTGCGGTTCGCATTAAAACCAGCGAAACAAACATCTGCCGTGACATGGCTCTTTTCAAAAATAATGATTGGGTTGTCCAGGGCAGCGGATCAAGGTGGCGGTTATCGCCAACCTTCGGGGGATTTGCCGGGCGCATTATGCGCTCGTATCAGTTGGCAAAACTGCGCTTGACCGAAGAGGAAGCGCGGTACGCCGCCGAAATGCAGTAAGGGGAAATGAGTATGGCAAAGTATAAAGGGTTACTTACAATACCGGCGACGGATTTGAATTTCATCGGCGGTATTCAGAGGCTGAAAGATTCCGATTTGAACAATATGCTTGGTGACCTCAATGAATTGGAAGAATCGGAAGGCGGACAAAAAGGGCGCATTAAAGCCGTTGAAAAAGAATTAAAAAACAGAAACGGTAACGATAACGGTGCGGAAAAATTTGTTAAAGAGAGAAAGGCAAACGTAATTGCACCTAACGATAAAAAATCTCTTGTGGCAATGGAAAAAATGGCGGCTGATATTGAAAAAGCTCGTGAGCTTTATGGGGACGGAGAACCATTTGACGAAGAGAGAGTTTTAGACTGCATTGCTTTTAAAGCCGAGCAATCCTCAAGCTCTTTAAATAGCTTAGCCAAATACTGTCTTTGGCTTAAAGCTGAAGTCGGACATGGAAGGTTTATGGATGGTTTGAAACGAAGGAACATTAATTATTATGCCGCAAATTGGGCAATGTTGATTTATGAAAAATTAGGTTCAAATTTTGCAACGTTGCAAAATTTGGGTTCAAGTAAGGCTCGATACTTGACTTATTTTTCAAAGGAAGAAATTGACAAATATGCAGAAGGTGGTCCGCTTGGAAACATTCCTCACGATGACGTTTCTGAAATGACGGTTCGAGAGCTTGAAGCCGAAGTCCGAAAGTTACGGGAAAAAACAAAAAGATTGGAAGATGTCTCCAAGGAAAAAATACGGCAAAAAGACGAACAAATTACCAGTTTGGAACTTGAAATCAAAACAGGCTGTCCTCTTACAGAAAAAGAAAAAAAAGAAAAAGCCGCACAGAAAATACTGACAGAATTAAAGACAGAACTGTTTGCAAACATCAACTTAGCGCGTGGTCACTTCAAAACAGCGCTTCGTATTATTGCAACCGCCAGACAGCTTGAAGGCGTAACTTTCCCCATGCTGAAAAATTGGGCGGATGCGGAATATTTTGAGCTTGAAGGTTTCAATGAACTGTTTGAACAGCTTGACAATGAGTTGGTCTATATCCACGTGGACAAAGGCGATGGGAAACGGGCATAGCGAAGCGTTATTCGCTCCCTACGCCGTCCGCATGGCTCAAGCAGTGACGGGGAAAGAACGTAAGGCGATTGTCGAGGAAATGTGCCGGATGTTCGCGCTTTCCTCTGCCAAAGCATATAAAACCCTTGAAGAATGCGGATGGAAATCAGGGCGTAAAAAACGCAAGGACGCGGGAACCACATCCGTTGATGAACAAACATTGTTTACGTTGGCGGCGATGAGCAAGAACGGCTTCCGCAAAAACGGCAAAGAAACCATGCCGGTTAATGTGGCGGTTTCAGTCGCCGCGATGAACGGCATGGACCCGGGCGTGAGCAACAGCCGCGTCCGCCATTTGCTAAGGGAAAGGGAACTGGCGGCGCGAAGCCTTAAAAAAGCGTCGCCACATTCCCATTTGCGCAGCCTGTACCCTAACCACGTTCATCTTGTCGATCCGTCGCTGTCCCTGCTGTACTTCACGCCGAACAAACAACATCTGCTCCGCGATGACGAGGTTTACAAAAACAAGCCTTTCCTTGAAGGGAAGGAAAATTTAAAGTGCTGGCGTTATGTGCTAACCGACCATTATTCTGCGAGCATCTGCGTGAGGTATTACGAATCAGCCGGAGAAAAGCCGGAAAACCTGTACGATTTTTTACTTTACGCGTGGGGACAAAAACAAAATCCGGCGTATATGTTTCACGGTCTGCCCGAACTGCTTTTATGGGATCGCGGCAGCGCGAACAGCGCGAGGGCGGTAACAAACGCGCTCAAAGCGTTACGCGTCGAAACGGAAGCCCACGCCGTTGGCAAGCCGAGGGCTAAAGGGCAGGTTGAAAACGCCAACAATCTGGTTGAAACGCATTTTGAGTGCCTGTTAAAGCTTGAAGAGGTACGCAGCCTTGCCGAACTTAACGAAGCGGCGGAACGATGGTGCGCGGCGTATAACGCCAACGAGATTCCAAAGCTGGACTCGAGGCTTCGCCGTTCAGGACGGAACATCGGCATACGCACAATGCTTTGGCAGCGCATAACGGAAAGCCAGTTAAGGGAACTGCCTGACGCGGAAATATGCCGGCAGATATTCACCACTGGAATACAGACGCGCAAAGTCGCGGGCGATTTAACGATCCGCTTCGTACACCCAAAAATAAAACGCGCCCTGATTTACAGCCTTGCCGATCTTCCCGGAATCGTGACCGGTGTAGAAGTAATGGTTCAGCCGGTACTGGTTGATTCCGAACTGGTAGTCATCGTGCGCTATAAACACGGCAATGAAGAGGTCAGTTTTGAAGCCAAGCCCATAGAGCTTGATGCGGCGGGATTTGATCTTGAAGCGGCGGTAATCGGCGAAGAGTATAAAGTACAAAAAGACACGCGCCGTGAAAAGAACATTAAAACGCTTGCGAAAATATCAAACGAAGGCGAAAAAGGCGTTACGCCATTTGCCTCGGTGACGAAAGGCGAAGGTTTCAAGGCGCACAGCCTCATTCATCCGGCGGCAAATCCCTTCGTCAGACAACGGACAGGCGCGAGCATCGAAGTCGCGGAAGCGAAACAAGCCTTGCCTGATGCCGGAGTCCCGCAGACCGCAGAAACAATTCACACCCACGAGATTTTAATCAGCGCGACAGAAATGGCGAAACGTATTAAGCCGGTACTCGGTTATGTGCCGGAAGGTTTCATCGAGTGGTTGAAAGAAGCGTATCCCGAAGGAACGCCGTCCAACCTGCTTGATGATTTGGCAAACAAGTACAAAGGGCAACAGGAAGAAAAGCCCTTTGAGAAAATTCTTAAATTTGCGTAAGGAGAAAATATGTTAACACTAAAAACTTTTAAAAAATTCGGGCTGAAAGCCGATCCCTTTTCGGGCGATGTGGTGAAAGCCGAGGATGTGTATCTGACGGAGGACACCCGGTTTATCGCGGAATACATCCTGCAATCGGCGAAGGCCGGCGGCATGGTCGCGCTGGTAGGCGAAAGCGGAAGCGGAAAAAGCACGATCCGCCGTTACGCGATAGACCGCATGTCTGCCGAAGGGCAGAAAGTGCGCGTAATCGCGCCGCGCTGTATCGACAAGACGCGCCTTTCTACGGGCGGCATCTGTGACGCGATTATAAACGACTGTTCCACGGAAGCGCCGAAGCGGACATTGGAAGCCAAGGCGCGGCAGATAGAACGGATTTTAACAAACTCCAGCCGCGCCGGATGGAGCCACGTCCTGATGATCGAAGAGGCGCACGATTTGAACATCAACACGCTCAAGTACCTGAAGCGGTTTTGGGAGCTTGAGGACGGCTACAAGAAACTGCTGTCAATCGTTTTAATCGGGCAAATCGAAATGAAAATGAAACTTGACGAATCCAAAAACTGGGAAGCTCGTGAAGTTATCCGGCGCATGGAAGTTCTTGAACTGGAACCGCTTGGAAGCGGCGAAGAGATCGCAAAATATCTTGACATCAAATTCGCAAGGCTCAACAAGAACCGCGCTGATATTATCAACGATTCGGGCTGCGCCGCGTTAGCCGCCAAACTAAGACGGCAGACGCGAACCCAGCAAATCTATTCGGTCGCCTATCCGCTGTTGATCAACAACTGGTGCATGAAGGCGATGAACGCCACCTGCGAACTAGGCGCTAAATGCGTTGACGCCGAAGTGGTGAACGCTTTGTAAAAAATTTATTAGGGAGGGGAATTATGAGAGCTCAATTACGGATTGATTTATCGGGTGAAACAATGGAGGCGATAAGAATCGCCGCCGAAAAAAAAGGTATTTCTCCCGGCATATTTGTACGGATGATCCTACACGAAAAATTTAATCGGATTGACGATAACGCGGAATCAAAAACATATACATTCACTACAAGAAGTTGGCGCGAACTTGAGGCGTTTATCAAGGTTAGAAATCTGGGGTCTGTTGAAGGATTCGCTCCTATAGCTATGGATTTAGCAATGTCTCGAAATAAGCTTTCCAAGCGTCAAAAAGCGGATTTTGAGAAGATACTCGGCTCATGAAATACACGACTGTCCGCATGGGCGCGGACAGTCTCTATGAGGAGATTTTAATGAGGTCAGTGGCAAGCGAAAACAGGCGTAAAAAGCTCATACAGCTTATTCATATCGGCAAGGGAAAAATGGGCATGAATGAGGAGGCGTACCGGGCTTTTTTGACCGGAGTCTGCGGCAGGGATTCAGCCGCGAAAATGACGATCCGCCAACTGGAACAGGCGCTCAAAGCCATGAGAGGAAACGGCTTTGAGGGAACGCCAAACAGGGTAAAGCCGGAAGAAAAAGGCAAAGCGACTTTGGATCAGCTTGAGTACATCAAAGGCATGTGGGCGGTCTGCGCTCGGAATAAAAGCGACATCGCACTCACGGCGTTTGTAAAACGCATCACCCGCGTTGACGCGTTACGTTTTCTTAACGTGGACCTGGCCCAGAAAGTCATTCTGGCATTACGCGACATGATGATAAAGGCGGGATTTGATCCCGACACTTCGGAGAGGGAGGGAAATAAAGAAAAATGAAAAGAGAAATAACTATAACTTATAAAAACGGTGTTAAAGAAGAAAAGTATCCATTCAAATATGTAGTGATAGGTGAAACAGGAATAGAAATAGTTTACTCCACAGAAAAAAAACCATCGCATAAAGGATATGTAAACCTTAGTAAATTAAAGGAGATAAACATTAAATGACAGTACAAGAACTTAATACAATTTTGGGAAAAAATATAAAGATGTATCGAGAAGAAAAAGGTTTAACGCAGGACTGGTTAGCCCAAAAAATTGGCGGTTTATATCAAAATGTAATAAGCAGATATGAGACGGGCGTGCGCTTTCCTCATGCAAGTACGTTAATAGAATTGGCAGGCGTATTAGGCGTAGAGCCTTGGCAGTTGTTCTATAACCATGAAATTATGAAAAAAGATGACAGCGTAAATGCGCTAAGCGTATTATTGTCTGTCAAAGAAACCGCGCCGATTTTGAAATGCAGAAACGGAAAATTAAGAAAGTTAATCCATACCGGAAAGATAGGTTGTAAAAGAATAGGCAGAAGTTACTTTTTCACCCAAGACCACATTCAAGAGTTTCTGAATCATACTGATTTTGTACCGAAAATAAGGATTAAAAAAGGAAGGAGGTATTAAATGACAGTACAAGAACTTAATGCGATACAAGGAAAAAACATAAGGCGTTACAGCAAGAAAAAGGGTTGGACGCAAACGGTACTGGCAAGGGAAACCGGAATATCATTGACCGCGATAAGCGATTTTGAAAACGGCAAGCATTTTGTGGGAGGCAAATCATGGGTATTAATCGCTTATGTGCTAGGCGTAGAGCCGTGGGAATTGTTTTATCCAGAAAGAGAACAACATGGGCAAAAGGGATAATTCTCTCGCTGAAGACATGATCATCCTTTGCAGTACCGCCGTGGGATCGCAAGCCGCGCAGAAAGGCATCAGGGCGTTATGCCGGTATTTCGGCGGGCAGCTGATCTATGTCCCATTAAAAAATGACGCGGGACAAAGCGCCGATAAAATACGCGGTGTTCTTGCCGACGCGGTAGGCGACAAGGAAGCGGCGGTCATGTTGAAAAAACTCATGTTACGTTTCGGCGGACTGCAAATATACATCCCCCTTGAACGTTGCGCGTTCCGCAAAATAATCGCCCTTGAAATTTACAAACAGAATTATGAAAACGGCGTACCCATAAACGATCTTGCCCGCGAGTACAATATCAGCTTTACCTTTACTTATACTTTATGGTGTGAAGGTCGGCGTGAAAAATACAACAAATCTATTCCATATCTGCCGTTTTTGGAACTTTCATACAATAATTCCGATTAATGTAAAAACGCATATTTTTAATCATAGACTGCCTTAATGGAAACAACAGGCAGTCTTTTTTTATCCCTCAATTTTGAAGGCGAAGAAATTCCCAAACGGGTCAAAGTCATTCCCTCCGGCACTACGCTGAAAGGGCGCGATGGCAGGGTGTGGAAAAATCCTGATTCCAAACTGCTCGCGCTTAATTCCAACACATTCCTTACGGCGTTAGTAATTGACGAAAATCATTCTACGGATTTATCGGCTCCAAAAGGCGGACCGTCCCCGGCTTTCGGATGGATGAAAAATCTCTGCGCAAATGAGTTAGGCGAAATCTGGGCTGATGTCGAATGGACGGAGCTCGGGCTCAACGCGCTGTCAAAAAAAGAATACAAGTTTATTTCCCCTGTTTTTTTGCATAACAAAGAAGGTGAGATCACCTGCATAGTACGCGCCGCGCTCACCAACTCGCCAAACCTGAATCTTCCCGCTCTGAATTCGGAGCGGTTAGAAAATATGAATACGGAGGTATCTAAGAAAATGGATAAAAATTTATTAGCGGCTTTGGGTTTGCCCGAAACCGCGACCGAAGCGGATGTGCTCGCGGCGGTTAAATCGCTGAATGCGGCGAAGACCGCGACAACGCCGCAGACGGACAAATCGTCTGTTGATCTTACCGCATACGCGCCTCGCGCCGATTTGAACGCGATGGAAGCAAGGGCAGTCACGGCGGAGAAACAACTTGCCGATTTGAACGCCGCACAGCTTAAAAAGGACGCGGAGACGGCTGTTGACGAGGCGATCAAAAACCGCAAAATCGCTCCGGCGAGCAAGGCGGAATATCTTGCCCTGTGCGCGACGAAGGAAGGGCTTGAGTCCTTTAAAAAAATCGCCGCCGTAACTCCCGCCATTATCACCGAAGAGCAAGCGTCGCAGGGTACGCCTCCCAAATCGGATGGCGTGGCGCTTAACGCCGAACAGACACAGCTTGCCAAATCTATGGGCTATACGCCTGAAGAATTCGCAAAAATCATGGAGGGTTCAAAATGATTATAACAACTCCCATATTAAACGGACTGCGGACAGCGTTACGTGACGAATTCCGCAAAAGGATGTCCGAGATTGACGCGAAGTCAGTCTGGAGGCTGCTTGCGACGATTATCACGTCCAATACCAAAAGCAACACCTACGGCTGGCTTAGCGCGTTCCCACAGCTTCGGGAATGGGTAGGCGACCGCGTTATAAGGGACATCGCGGAAGCCGCATACCAGATCGTCAATAAAAAGTACGAATCCACGCTTGGCGTTGATCGTACCGACATTGAAGACGACAACCTTGGGCAGTACCGCGTGTTGGCCGCAGAGATGGCTGATGAAGTTGAACGTTTCTTCAATAGGAATATCGCCCTATTGTTAAAAGAGGGCTTTACCAACACCTGTTATGACGGGCAAAATTTCTTTGACGCGGAACATCCGATATATGAAAAAACGGACGGCACTGGAGCCGTTACGCCATATTCCAACATTGTCGGGACGGTAGACGATAATAACCCACCGTGGTTCCTTCTGTCGCTTTCCGGCAGCCTCAAGCCGCTTATTCTCCAACAGCGTACCACGCCGGAGTTCGAGGAAATCACCGACACCAAAAATGACAGGGTGTTCATGCAGGACATTTACCTGTACGGCATCCGTTACCGCGGCAATTTCGGCTACGGCCTTTGGCAGCAGGCGGTCGGTTCAAAAATGGCGTTAACTGAAGCCAACTACAAATCAGCCCGCGAAAAGATGCAATCACTCAAGAGGGACGGCGGCGATCCTTTAGGCATCGTTCCGACCCATTTGATAGTCGGTCCTTCAAACGAAGCGGCGGCGCGTAAAATCGTGGAAGCGCAGTTCTTGGCAAGCGGCGCGTCAAACATTTATTACAGGACGGCGGAACTTATAGTTATTCCGCATCTGGCATAAGGGGTCATGTATGAACAAAGACAAATTAAAGCTTCTGATTGAAAAACTGAAAGCCGCTGAAAAAAAAGACTATGATGCGATTGTCGCCGAAGCGGGCAAGGAGAATAATCTCAAACCCGTCGAAGTGTGGAAATTACTTAAAGAAGAAGGCTATGATCCCAAAACCGGATTCTTGGCAAACATTCTCGGCGGACAGTCCCGGAACGATGAGAAAAAGCAAAATGTTATCCTTCGGCATAAAACCGAATATCCCAGATACCGCCGTGCAGGTTTGGTACTGACGCAGAAGGCGCAAACCTACGAGGTAACCGACGAACAACTTGCCATGCTTAAAAAAGATCCGTGGATTGTAATCGGCGATGGTAAAAAGGAAGGTGAAAATAAATGATTCCACTCGTTTCCGTAGGGCAATTTCTTTTGCGTAAACCGCAATCCGTGATCTTACCAACCGATGACTTGGGTGAGCCGGAAACCGCGCTGATTGAAATCGCTTTACGGGACGCTACGGGTATCATTACCGCAAATCTCCCTTGGCTTTTGAATAATAAAACCGGGGAGATTGCGCTTCCGGTCAATCCGCAGTTCGCTGACGCGCTTAACAGCATTTGTACGGACATCGCTTTGTACAGGCTGACAGATGCGGTTTCCGGCAGTGAAGACGCGCGGGAAAAATACCGCGACAACATGAGTCTGTTAAATAAAATTAACCGCGAATACCAAGGAGGGCTTGAAGGTCCCGGTTTGCAATCGTCTGCCGTCGTTACTCCAAACGAGGCGGAAGGCATCACGGACGGCAGATTTATTAAAAAAGGCGGTATGTACTAATGGGAGCAGCCGTTGAAATTAAATTGCAGGAAATAGACAAACTCGCGCGCAAACTCAACGAGTTTGTTTTGTCAGGAGGCGATAAAACGCGGCTTCTTAACAGCCTGGGTAAATTAATTGAAGAGCAGCAGATCAAAGAACGCATTGATACAACCAAAAAGGATCCGGACAACGTGAAATGGGATCCGTGGAAAGAATCAACGCAAAAATTTATGCAAAAATATTCTAAAGGCTCCAGTTTGTTAAACCGCGAAGGCGGCTTGCTTGATTCAATTGAACATCAGATGAAGGGAAGTGATGCGATACTCGTCGGTTCTTCAAAGGAGTATGCGAGTTATCTTCAGGAAGGTACGAAGAACATGGTCGCTCGTAAATTTTTAGGTTTTGGTACTGACAATATCATTGAACTGCAAAACGCGGTTGACGAATTTATGAAGGAGCATGTCGCGTGAAAATTATTACTTTAGTGGACGTTCGCGATGAAGCAATCGATCAGATAAAAACCGCTTTTGCGAAAAATAAAAAATTGCACATTGCGGCGCATCCGGGTATGTTTGACGAAAAGGAAATCAGGCGGCTTGCCACCAAAACTCCGGCAATACTCACGTCGTTTATACGATATACCCATGAGGATCACACCGTTGAATTTGCAAGCTTTGTATTATACCGCGCCGACGGCAAGGATCTTTTGTACGACGGCGCGTTAAAAATCGTTTCGGCTCTCGTTCCCGTTATTGAAAATTTGGACGCTGAATGGAGTATCGGCGGCGGAAAGGACGTTGCGGCGCAAAGCTTATATTCTGAAACGCTTGACCAAATTAATATAACGCTTTGGGGGATCAGGTGGAAATGGCACATAACAAATTTATCGCCTTATGAAGGCGAAGGCGGGATATTGTTTCCTGATCTTGAATATTTTGAAGGCTATGACGCGACGCACAATCTTGAAAGTGCGGTCGCAAAAGATAATGTAAATTTGGAGGTTAAAAATGCCAATACCGATTAGACAAATTCCGGCAAACCTGTTGGTTCCCGGACAGTACAATGAGATTGACAATTCCCTTGCGGGTTCGCAAGGCGACATCAAGAAGGCTCTGATGATAGGGTATAAACTTGCCACGTCGGAAGCCGAGAACGGAAAGCCGGTCAACGTGCTTTCGACGGCGAAGGCGCATCAGCTTTTCGGATACGGAAGCCCAGCCGCGATTATGGCGGAAACGTTCCTCGCGCTTAACAAAGTCGAGGAATTGTACGTGCTTCCCATTCCCGAACCTGCGGCTGGAACCGCTTGGAAAAAGCAATTCACGGTCAGCGTAACCGCCGCAGACGCGGGATCGATCCGCATTGCGGTAAACGGACATGGTTTTGACGCGGCGATTACAGCCGGAGCAAACGCGGAGGCAGTAGCCGCCGCCATCACCGCCAGAATCAACGCGGAGATTGCCCTTCCGGTTATCGCCGAGGCTGATTCCGGCGTTGTTACAGTTTCGGCTAACGTGAAGGGAGAGGCGGGAAATTCCAACAGCGTTTTTATCACCGCTCTGGCAGCCGGTGTCTCCGTTGAGGAAACCGCGACTGTCGCCGGAACCGGCGTTACCGACATCAAACCGTTTCTTAAAGGACTTGGCGAAGTCCGCTACAACTTTTTCGCAAGCGATTTTAACGATGCCGGAAATATCCGGGCAAGTTCCGATGAGCTTGAATCACGTTTCGGCGCGATGCGGCAAATCGGCGGCAGAATGTATATCGCCCTTTCCGGGGAGATTGGAAGCAAAACTGACGAGGGAACAATGCTGGCAAAAGCGGGTGAAGTTAATTCTCCCCACATCATTCTCATTCCCAGAAGCAAGAATCCCGAACTTCCATGCGTTTGGGCGGCGACATGGTGTGCGGTCGCTTGCCGTATCCTTGCAGACGATCCCGCCGCCAACACTTACGACACCAAAATAAACGGCTTAATCGGCGGCGTGGAATTTAACGCTGATGAACGGCAAAAACTTCTTGAAGCCGGAATTGCAACCTACCGCTTGGATACAACCGGCCATGTGCTGATTGAACGGCTTGTAACCAGTTACACGGAAAACACGGATGGTGGGCGTGATACAAGTTACCTCGATGTGCAGGTTTCCGAAACGGTAGATGCAGTCCGTACATACATCAACGCCGAAGCGAAGCAAAAGTTCAAAACATGGAAACTGGCAAGCACGGATGAAAATTTTGGTTCAGGCGCAAGGGTGATGACCGCGGGCGTGTTCCGCTCTTTCCTTGCGGAACTGTATCAGGAAGTTTTCATTAAAGAAAAACAATGGTGTCAGGATTTTGAAGGGTATAAAAAATCGATCATGGTCGAGATTAAAGCGGGAAGTAAAACCCGACTTGAATATTCCCACGAGCCTAATCTGATTGGTCAATTCTATATTGGCGCGGGGCTGACGCAATTCAAATAGGAGGCGGAAAATGAAACTAGAAAGAGTACAGCGCGTTATTTCGGCGGCGTTAGGCGATCTGCCGATTCAGGAGAAAGGAGCTACTTTCAAACCTGCCGGCACGAAACGCGAAACAAAAGCCGGTGAAGTGCCGGAGAATACCGGATACACGGAAAGTCAGACTTTTGCCGAATTGAAGTTAAAGCTCAACGCCACTGGCACGCTCGGCATTGAGGAACTTTCCAAACTTGGCGAGGATACACTCACCATTTTCACGACGGGCGGCAAGCAGTATATGATGCCACGCGCATGGGTAACGGAACCGGGAGAATTGGGCGATGCCGAAATGGACATCACCTACAATTCCGGCACTAGCCCAAGGCTTGTATAGGGGGATGTCATGGCGAAAGAAATAAAACTGAAACATCCTTTCATGGTCGGTGAACTGAAAATTACGGATGTAACTATTCAGCGTCCTAAGACAAAAGATTTTATCGCGGTTGGCTCTAATCCAGTTGACAGCGCCGCCGCCGATGCCGCGCTGTTTTCGTCATTGTCCGGCCTGCCGATGTCCATCGTTACGCAAATAGATATTGACGACTGGTCAATAATCCGTACCGAACTCTCGCTTGTTTGGGCTTCGTATTTTACGTCAAAGGAATACGATAAAAACCCTACCAACGCGGAGGCGGTGAAGGCTCCGCAAAACGAGACAACGGAGACGTTCTAACGTTAGAAGAAATTTGCGACCGTGTAGCCGAAATGGTCGCGGAAATTCTTGTGCTGCTTCCGGGAATGGATTTTACAACGCTTATGGATATGTATTGGGAACAACTTTCTTTTTGGCATGAAAAAGCCGTAAGCGTGACAAAGGCGATACGCGGGAGAAATTAGTGGCTGAAATTAAAAGCGGCGTACTTTTATCGCTGAAAGATTTATTTTCACAGGGCATGAACAAAGCCGCGGGAGCGGCTTCGAGTTTTGCCGGTAAAACGCTTGGCGCGATAGAAAAAGTAGACAAAGCTATTTCCGGCACTACCGCCAAACTCGCTGCGCTTGGCTTAACGCTTTCCGTTGGCGCGGCGGCAAAAGGCGTTATTGAGATGGATCACCGAATGACGCGGCTCGGTTTATCTGTGAACGCGTCAGCGGAACGAATCTCAAAAATGAAAAGAGCTATTTTTGATGTTGCTCAAGCCGCAGACGTTAAAATTGATCCTACTAATATTTTAAGCGGAATTGAAGTTGTAATTTCCAAAACAAGTGATTTAAAATACGCCGAAGATAACATCAGAAATATCGCTCTTGCGATACAGGCAACAGGCGAATCCGGTGAGTCAATGGGCGATCTTTTTTCTGAATTTAGAAAATTTGAGTATTCTACTGAACAAATATCATCGCTCATGGATGATATGGTCGCGCAGGCCAATCAGGGCGCTTTTTCGTTAGCTGATTTTGCTAAAGCTGCTCCGCAAATATTTTCTTCGTTAGAGGCAAATAAAATAGGAGCAGTACCGGAAAATATAAAAAGTGTCAACGCCGCCTTACAAATAATCAATGCCGGAGCAAAAAATTCAACTAAAACGGTTGCCGCTTTCAATTCCGTATTTGGAGAAATAACCGATCCCGCAAAACAAAAAGAATTAAAAAAATTGTTGAAGATAAATGTTAAGGATGATAATGGAAACCTCAAAGACTTCAACGATATTATGTTTGAGATTACCGAAAAAGCAAAGGATCCTCATAATGCCAACCTACTTAACAGAATATTTAACTCGTCTTCAATGGTGGCGATAAATTCTTATATTTCACAGGGCGAAAGAATGAAGGATACTTTGACTGATCTAGGTGATACCACGGGCTTATTGCAAAAACAATCCGCCGCAATGGCCGGAACCATGCAGTCAAACCTAAAAAATCTGCAAACCGCTTTTAACAGTTTTGCCGATACCAATTTGGCAAAACCGCTTGAACACCTGACAGGGCTTCTGAATAAATTGTCCGAAGACCCAGAGCGTTTAAAAAAAGTATTTACCGGAATCGCCGTTGGGATTGGAGCGATAGCGGCAGTCAAAGGCATTGCCGGAATATCAAGGCTAATTGGAAGTTTATTGCAACTGAAAAGCGGCAATGTCAATATCACCGAGTCGTTGAGTATGGCGACGGCAATGCCGGTGTATGTAACCAACTGGGGTGGCGGGATGGGAACTCAAGGGATCGGTGCCGGAGGGCAGTTTCAACAGCCGCAAGTGTCATCACCTCAACAAACAAACAATCCTTTAACATCTGCGCAGAACGCTGTAAAAAATATTACGCCGAAACAATACGCCGGAGCCGCAGGAGCTTCGGCGATTACAGCTGCCTTTATAAAAATTCCTCAAATGATGAACGAGTTAGAAGAAATAAAACAGAATGAAAACTTGACTTCAAAAGAACGCGGTAAGGCAAAAGGCGGAGCGATAGGGGACGCTTCAGGCAGTATTGCCGGAGCGGCGGTAGGCGGTGCAGCCGGTATTGCGGCTGGAGCCGCAGTCGGAGCAGCCGTTGGGTCTGTTGTTCCTGTACTTGGTACGGCGATTGGCGCTCTGGTTGGCGCCGGAGTAGGCGCTCTTGGCATGTGGCTTGGCGGCAAAGCCGGACGTAAAATAGGCGAAGGCATCGGTGAGTCTTTAGCTGCCGATGATTCAAAAGTACAGACAAGTATAAAACCCGATTGGCGCGACTCTTCAAGCCAAAAGCGATATAAACAAAGGTATAGGCGAAACGATTTGCCTCCGCAGATCACGCAGACAGGTTCAGGCGTTATGCCACAAAAAGTGGAACTCGGCGGACAGGCGGTTATGGACGTTAATGTTAATCTTTCCGGAGTCAACCCGACGGCTTCCGTGTCCATACGGGATAATACCACGGACATACAGTTTAATCCCGGTTATGCGAAATTTGCGAGGTATGTCCGATGAGCGAAGCGCGTTTTGACATTGCGCTTCCCTCCCCATATAAAGATAAATGGAGGGAGGCTTACAGGGCGGATAAAGACGATAACCCGCGTCTTTCCAGTTATCAGCCGCCAAATGGCGAGCCGATTCCTTTTATTTATAAGGACATTGAATATTCCGGCGGTCAGTCGGTTGATACGGCAGAATATCCGTTTAACGGTTTATGGTCTAACGAAACATTGAACCAAAAACCGCAAAGCATTACCGTCCACGGATACTTGCGCGGTGAATATTATCTGCAACAGCGTTCGGTTTTTCTCGCCGCGTTGATAGTTCGCACTTCCGATGATTCGCCCGGCTTTTTTGATCATCCCCTATGGGGACGGTTCAAAGTCGTAGTTGATAATTACAATGTCTCGGAAACGGCAAATGAAAACGGCCAGTGTGAACTGACGCTTACCTTAAAACGTGCCGGAGTTTCGCTTGAAACCCGTGCGCTTGAGTTAAGCCCGAAAGAAATTGTCAAACCAGAAGATGCCGCGCTTACCGCCGTAAAAATATTTTCCAAAACCAACTTTGATATTCGGATGCTGCTACAGGCGTTTGGCGCGATAAAAGCGCGGTTACTCGCCATTACAGGCATACTTCAACTACCACAAAATATTTTAAATGGTATAACCAACGAGATTACCGGTATTTCCAATCTTATTGCCCAGGGAATACAGTCGCCTATGCTGTTGGCACAGGCGTTTGTCAATGCCTGTTTTTCAATAGCGACGGCGATTGTTTCGGTCGGGGAAACGGCGCAGACCGTTGGCAAATATTTTTCAGGACAAAATAATAAGAAAGCCGTGTTGAATTTTCTATCAGCCAGCACTTGGACGCCACCTATTGAAGCGGTAACGGTACTGCAGAATGAAACAAAAAAATCTTCTGAAAACCTGTACCGCACTGTAAGCCTGTGCGTAGCAGCGGAAATTTTGATTTCGATAGATGATAACACAACGCATGATCAAATGGCCGGATATTGGTCATTGTATACAAAACTTGAAAACAGTATAAACCTCGAAGCCCCTGATATGTACGAAGCTGTTGCTGATATGCGTTCCGCGCTTTCTTTAAAGCTACGGCAAAGCGACATGAGCCGTGAACTGAAAAAAACTATTGAAAAGCCCGTGCCGTTACTTTTTCTCTCGCATTATCTTTGCTGCGATGAAGAACAATTAAGAGGCATGAACTTCATAGAAGATTCGTTATTGGTTTCAGGAGACGTGTCCTATGTCTAAAATAATTGTCAAAAATGTAACAACCGGACAGGAATTGATATGGCGCTCAATAAAAATCAGAAAATCACTTGATGAAATATGCCATACGCTTGAATTGGAAATACCGCCGTCTGAACGGCTTAAAGTTAAAAAGCATAATCGAGTAACGGTCACTTATGATAATCCAATAATAAGGAATTCAGGTTGGGTTGGAACAATTACGACCGTTCTTGTTGACGAAGTAACGTCTAACGCAGATGTTACAAAAAATAGTCTCATGGTTATAGGACGGTCTCCGGCGCGGGATATAATAGATTCAACATGGTCTGATACTTGCGGCGAAAGCATGAAACTTCGGGAAATATTACAATTAATAGGGAAAAAATTTAACGTCGTTTGCGATACTTTTCCGCCTAACGAACCAGACCCAACGGATTTTGTCTATGACTTTGAGTGGAATAACGAAAGCCCTTGGACAAAGTTAATAAGCGAAGCAGACAATCAGGGGTATATATTAACCAGTAATCAAGCGGGCAATCTTTATCTTTGGAAAGTGGCCAGTAATGCCAGAACTGAAGGTTTCCATATCACCGAAGGCGTGAACGTTAAAAATATTCGTTGGACAGAAAACGGTTCGGAACAATTCCATGAATATATTGTAATAGGCGAAAACAGTGAAGAGAGCGTTATTGACAATTCCTGCCCGAATAATCGAGTTCTAACCATTGACTTGTCCGATACGTCTATTGTAGGTGAAGCTGTCAAGCGCCGAGCGGAAACGGAAATGCGCCGCAGAAGCGAAAATAAAATAACAGTTACAGTACCCGGTTGGGGACTTACCGACGAGCAGATGAAAAATTTAGGATCAATAGAGAAGCCGGAACTTTTCTGGTTTCCAAATTCAATAATACCCATTAGGATACCAACGCTCGAATTAGACCGTAAACTGTTAATATCCGAAGTGGAATATACAGCGACCGCCGATGCGATAAGTTGTGACATAACGCTGGTAAAAAGAGAGGCATATTTGTGATTGATTTGTTTGGTCAATTAAGAGCTAAAATTCGCAATCTTTTTTCAATAGCCGATTTTCAAAAACGTTATGATGACGGCAAACTGCAAGTAAAAACACATTCCGGCAGGGTCATAGAAAAAAAGGAAGCGTTTCCTTACGGCTTCACCGCCAAAGCTAAAACAGGTAAGACGTTTGTTTTTTGTCAGGGAGGAGATTTCGGCGGTTTTGAGATTATGCCGCTAACGGCTGATGACGATGTATGTCCGCCGGAATTGAAAGAAGGGGATGTCGCGCTATATACCCAGAACGGCGGTTTGATTGTATGCCGTGATGACGGGGGAGTTGAAATTAAAACAGGTTCTGGTGACACAAGCATAGAAACCAAAGAAGGGACGATCCTTGTAAAGGAAGATGGAAATATCGAATTAATTGGACAAGTTAAGGCAAAAGGCGGTTCTTTTGAATGTTCTGGAACGGCATCACCTAACGGCAAGGGATGCTTATGCGCAAAACCGTTTTGTTCATGGGACGGTTCATCCCATATCGGATCAAAAGCGGAGGGAACCTGATGGCTTTATCTGGAACTGGCGACGCGCTTGGCAATAAAATTTCCGCTCTTATCATTGCCAGTGATGCGCCTGATGATGCTAAAAAGAAAATCCAAAAACTTTGGCGGGAAATAGGGACTGTTATTGTAAACCACATGATAGAAAACATTGAAATATTACCCGGCATTTCTGTTTCAACAGCCGGAAGCCCTACGGCACAAACTGGAGCAACTACAGGATCGGGGAGAACGTCATAATGATAAACACAACGGCAAAACTGGAAAACTGGAATGACATCCGCGAACTTGTTCAAATGAGTATCGGCACTGATAAAGGCTCGTGGTGGGCAGATCCAGATTTCGGGAGCGAGATTTATTTGTTAAGAAAAAACGGCAAAGTTGACGGAAAAACTGCGGGAAATTTTAAACGGATGCTGCAGGAATGTCTCGTGTGGATTGTCGCTGATGGACTTGCCCAACGGATAAATTGTGCCGTTGAACGTACCGGCAAAAATGAAATTTCATACACAATTGAAACAATACAGCCAAACGGTTGCAGTATTTTTATAAAGGATGTTTGGAAAGATGTTTGACAGAGATAGTTTACAAGTCCTGAAAGAAAGGACGGTAGCCAATTATTTTAGCCTTTTCAAACCGATGGACAGAACGCCTCGTTATAACCTTGTTTCAGTTATGGCAAATGTCGATGCTGGTCTGTCTCATCTATTACAAGGTGATCTGGTTTTTCTGTCAAAACAACTGTTTCCAGATACCGCCGAAGGCGAATATTTGAGGTCGCATTGGTCCATGAAAGTACCGCCGTTATATGCGGTAGCGGCAATTGGAAATGTCGAAGTGAACGGTATTGCCGGAAGAGCGGTACCTGCCGGCATTGTATGTAAAAGCGCTTTAGGTAAAAGATACTTCACTGAAAAAGCTTATAATATTTCAGGTAACGGTAAGGCGATTGTCAATGTAAAAGCGGAAAGCGCGGGAAAAGATTCTAATCTTGAGCCAGGCAGTCCGTTAAGTATTGTTTCCTCAATCCCCTCCGGCATTGGTTCAGACGCAAAAGTTGGTTATGAAGGTATTCTGGGAGGTGTAGACGCTGAAAGCGATGAAGAATATCTTGTCAGAGTCCTTGTTACCTTGCGTAATCCCAACAGGTATGGGCAACAGAATGATTTTGCTGCATGGGCGTTGGACGCGACACCTGAAGTTACCGACGCTTGGGAGTTTAAAAATTTCAGTGTGTTTGGAGCTTTGCTTATACAGGTGATTAACGGCAATCAAATAAGCGGTGTCCATCAGGTAAGAAACCTTGAAACTGTTTTCAATTATATCAGCACGGTATCTCCCCCTGTTATTTTTGATGTGCGTACACCTTCGCTTATTCCCATAAATCCTGAAATAAAATTGAAGCCGTTTGAAAATACCCAGCAAAACATTGAACTGGTGGAAATGCGTTTAAAAGTATATCTTCAGCAAATTGCAAAGCCGGGTATTCAGATAACTTCCGGGATGTTGAAAACAGCCATCGTCGACGGTGTAACGATAACAGACGCTGTAATAAAACTGGCGGGGAATATTACCGGTATTATAAAAACAACAATATTGGAATATCCGGTATTAGGGGTTATAGCATGGGAATAAACGCGGCGACTGAAAAAGATTACAGCGGAGCAATCCGTGATTTGTTTCCCCAAGGTGATTATTGGAAAAAACAATTTGCTGATCCTGAATCCGACTTAAATTTATTTTGTAAAGCAAAATCAAAAGAAATTATCCGTTTGCGAAAACGAATGAATGATTTACTTGCGGAAAGTGATTATCAAACTGCGGTTGAAACCATAGGCGATTGGGAGCGCGTCCTTCTGGGATATATGAATATTCATCTGCCTATCGAGGAACGCCGAAAAATATTAGCGACAAAAAAAACACCTTTAATTAATCGCATGTTAATTTCGGGTATTGCCCAAAAATACGGTCTGTCACTGATTGATATAATCTTTCCGTTTAAGCCTTCGTTCTTTGGTTTCTCTAAATTTGGCCGTTCTGTATTTTCACGTCCCGCTTTTTATTCTGTGTTTTATGTTATAACGGCATTTCAAAACGAAGAACTAAAGATTGAGGCAAAAAATTGTATAACTAAAGTGATAAAAAACTCTTCATTTGGCCAAGGCTGCTTTGGTATAGGTCATTTCTTTAGACGTTCTTTTTTTATTAAGGACTACTCAAGCCTCGTTTTTTCAGGAATAGAAATACTTGATGATTTTGAACGTGATATAAACAACAAATTAATAGCAAGTAATATTGCTTATTTTTTATATAAAATTTAGGAGGAATTAAAATGCCAGGAATGTATCCAGACGATCAGTTACTTGAAATTTTCGGGGAACGAGTTATGTATCCGGGTCTTGATCCGGAAACGCATAAATTTACCGATGGGGATTTTTCCGACCCGCTGAAGAAACCGTCCCATATTCCGGCGGAAACGTTCAATCTTATACTGGATAATCTATCGGAACTTATTGTTTTTTTGGAAGAGGTACCAAACAACACCGAGCCGGATCAATTGAAAAAAGCCATAACAGGGGCATTGGAAAAAAAGCTTGACAAAAAAGCAATGGGTTATGGAACTTGTACTACCTCCGCTTCTACGGCAGATAAAGTTGGTACATTAGCTGATTATGTCCGCAATCCCGGGGTAATTGTAGGGATTGAATTTAGTAACGCGAATACTGCGGCAAACCCAACGCTAAATGTGAACGAAACCGGAGCCGCAGCTATAATTGATTCCAGAACGGGCGCGGCGGCAACAGCGAGGACCATCGGAAATAGGATACATTTTTTTCAATTCGACGGGACAAATTGGGTTTTGATAAATCCCATTGATGAAAACCGCTACTATGTAAGTTTTAAAATAACCGATGGTTTGGATTACATCAGTTTAGGTCTTATAGTCAACGATTCTTTTTTTGAAAACGAAATAAGTGGTGATGCCACTTTTTCCAACATAACCAACGCTCAATTTATTGCGGCGATGAAAACTTACTTCGCCACACTGAACACCGCTAGAAAAACGGTAACAATAGGCGGCGTGGGCGGACAGTGGCAGGGTAATGTTATAAACCACATAAGTTTGATGATGGTTGACTCAACGACGTTTAGGATTTTTCTGAACACGACAGGTACGCCTTACACTTTTGATCTGACAGATTCCACAAACACACCGCAGTTTGCGGTGAACGTATCAATGTTAAATTAACAGGAGAGAGAAAATGAAAAGATTATTTTTTTGTTTGTTGTTTGTATTAGTTACAATTAACGTTTTCGCGTTTGACAATGTGACACCCATAACACCTGGAGTGTATGTGGATCGGCATACGGATACGGCGTATTTGTTTACAGCCACAACCGTATCGTTTGTAAGGTGGCCTTCAGGCACGGTTATTTGGACGGTTTCTTCAGCGCCGACTTTTGTTCACTATGTAAATTATGTAATACCGGCGAAATGGGAAATGGTTAGTACAAATGGCGCACCTGCGGTAAACACATATATTCCGGCACAGACATTAAATTATTTTGAATTTACAACGCCATCGAATTCGCCGATACACGCTTATTTTCCCAACGCCGGTACGCAGATAGCCCTGCGGTTCGTGCCTGTTACGCGAAATAATAGTATATGGCTAGACGTATACTATGGCAGGCAGATATTTGATCCGTTGGGCGGCGGTTATTTAATGGTTTTATATAAAACATGCGCCAAGCAATAGGGGGATAAGATGAAAAGAGCAGCAAAGATAATTCTGTATATATGGCAGTTGCCGCAGAACATAGTTGGCTATTTTATGTCAAGAGCTTGGAAAAATTGCCTTATAAATCTCACCGACAGGGAAAAAGTATATCTTTACGGTCTTGAGGAATTGACGGGATACAAAATTTATATCTCGGAGTATTATAGCCATAAAAATAATAAAGTTTTGGGTTTCATATCCGGCGGCAGTTTCGGATTATACATCTGTCTAAATTCCGCGCATGACCTGGAAACATTAAAGCACGAAAAAGGGCATGGCGGGCAGAGCAAGCGGACCGGACCGATATATCTTTTCATTATAGGAGCGCCGTCAGCCGCGGGAAACCTGCTTGCAAGAAAATTTGAATGGTTCCGCAAAAATTATTACAACCTGCCGTGGGAAGCATGGGCGGATAAACTAGGCGGAGTAAAAAGAATTAACCAAACCTAACCGTTAATTTTCGGCTTTGTTTGTTGCATTATTGTAAGGCTCTTGCTCTATGTGTAATTATTTACTGGTCTGTATTCTCTTGCATTTTTATTTTTATTTGCTGGCGCGTTCAACTTGGTAACCAATAACGCATATTTACCTGTTACAAAGTACTAGTTTTTACGCCGATAATAGTAGAATATGAATGCATTATTAATTTTATATGCTGGGAATTTGTCTGGTACGGCTTATGAGGGTGTTTTTGAGGGGAAAAACTCCGTACAACTGTCCGTTGAACAGGCTAAAAGGTTTCCCGGTGTGGGAAAAACTGTTCTTTTTGCCTGCGCAAACGCCGATTTTTCCGATTTGACGGATATTCAAGTAGAAAAAAAGGACCGATGGACTAAAAGGAGCCTTCTTGAAAGGATCAGCGAACTGCAAACGGACTTTGAACTTATCTATTTCGCCTTCGCGGACTGCCCTTTCCTCGATCCTGCTCTTGCAGGCAAATTGGCGGAAAGGCACATACGGGGCGCGGCTGAATATTCCTACGCGGACGGTTTTGCCTACGGTCTTGCGCCTGAAATCCTCTCTCCCGGAACACCCGGCATTTTAGCAAAAATATTAGGTGACGATGACGGTCCTGTGGAAAGGGATATTCTTTTTTCCGTTATTCAAAAAGACATAAACGCGTTTGATATTGAGACTGAAATTTCTTCAGTGGATCTTCGCTGTCACAGAATTAATCTTTGCGCGGATACTAAACGCAATTTATCCCTGCTTAAAAATTTTATTTCCGCCGCGAATGGCAAGCCCCCTTCCGCCGCCGAAGTGGAAAGCATAGTAGAAAATCAGCCGCAAATATTAAGAACATTACCCGCCTTCTACCCTATTCAAGTTTACGGCGGCTGTCCGCAAAAATGTTCAATCTGCCCCTACCCAATGTTTACAGACGCGGCCAGACGCAAAGATTTTATGGACGGTGAAAAATTTAAATCGCTGTTAGACAAAATCACGGCTTTTTCAGGTGACGCCGTAATAGACCTCTCACTCTGGGGCGAATTAAGCCTTCATCCCGAAAAAATGAAACTAATAGAAGAAGTTATATCCCGTCCTGAATTATCCTTGATTATCGAAACTTCCGGCATCGGTTGGAAAAATGAGGAAATTGAAAAATGCGCCGAATTATGCGGCAGTTTGGAAAAAAGCGCAGTGGTAAGAAAAAACGCCATGCCGCCCCTCTCCTGGATTGTATCCTTGGATACTTCCGATCCCCAAAGTTATGCGGAACTGCGGGGAGCGGGTTTTGCCGAGGCGGAAACTTTAGCTAAAAAACTTTTTTCACTGTTTCCAAACGACTGTTATGTGCAAGCGGTACGCGTAAAAGGAGCGGAAGACGATACGGAAAAATTTTATCGTTACTGGAAAACGGCTTCTCCAAAAAACGAGAAAAACATTATTATCCAAAAATACGATGACTTTTGCGGAGTTCTTGAAAAAAAACAGGCTTCTGACATTTCGCCCGTTATCCGCCAATCATGCTGGCATATTATGAGGGACATGCCCGTATTAATAAACGGAGACGTTCCCCTTTGCAGAGAAAATCTTTCAGTGTTAAAAGACGAAAAAAAGGACATGCTTGGAAACGTATTCGCGGATTCCCTTGAAGACATTTGGCAAAAAGGGGACAAGTATTACAGGGAACAATGTATGAAAAAATACGCGGGGCTTTGCGCGGAGTGCGATGAATACTATACCTACAATTTTTAATGAAAATATAACCCCATATACCGCCGTGGGAAGCATGGGACGCTCAGCGTCAACAGGCATTTCCGCAGTTGTTTTAAACCGTCCCGGCCAGTATCAGCCAAGGTCATTTTTTTCTGATCTTGAAAATACCGGTTTTGATAATATAATTTCCATAGAATCCTGCGCTCCCCATTACGACATGGAAGAACTTTCAGGCCGTTTTCCTTTTGTACGCTTTATTCTGCCTGAAAAAGAATTAAACCTCGGCGAACAGATCAACCTTGCCGCGTCTGAAATTGAAAGCCCGCTTTTTGCAGTCCTTCGCAGTGACATGAAAATAATCGCCGGAGGAACGGCGAAACGGATGGCGGAAAGGTTAAGTGTAATTTCTGAAGATAAAAATATCGCCTCAACGGAGATTGGTTTTAGAAGGCTCTGTACCGTACCCGTGATAATGAATTCCAATTATGAGGTATTACCGTCTCTTATCACTCCAATGACGCACCGCAGTAAAATGAAGCCCATTTTTATTGAACCGCAAAATGAAGGTGATTTAAGCCTGTACCCATTTGACGGGGTCGGTATTTATGACAAAAAACGGTTTATAAATACCGGCGGTTTTGACATAACTCTAAACAACTCGTTTTGGCAGTTAATGGATTTTGGTTTCAGATCATATCTTTGGGGAGATGAAATTGCCCTAAGCCTTCAATTTAAACTTTCATATAGCGGAGAATTACCCGCGGAAAATGTTACCGTAGAAGAAAACTACAGGCGGTTTTACATGAAAAATATTGCCCCCGTTTTCAGAAACGATTACGCCCATCTTCCCTTTTACCGTCTTTTTTCTTATATTTTTAAATCCAAAGATGATTTTTTTACATCATGGGAAGAA